AATGTTATATTCCAGCGGCTTTGGTAGGTTTATCTACTATTGCATGCATTATAGGAATAAACGTCCTAAACAAACGCAATCAGGCATCGTTAGCGAGTGCTTATGCTTTATTAAGCGAATCTTATCAGCAGTATAGAAAGGCTGCAAAAACAGTCTATGGTGATAATGCTGATTCGAAGATTAAAGCTCAGATTGCCAAGGATACTTATATATCGGATGGATGGGGAAATTCGGTATATTCTCCCGATCTAGATTCTGAAAGTGAGAAAATCCTGTGCTACGATTTATTTTCCCAAAGATATTTTACATCAACAATGGCTGCTGTATTAAATGCTCAATACCATGTTAACCGTAATCTTCAACTTAAAGGTAGTGTCAGTATAAACGAATTCTACGAGTTCCTCGGGATTGACAAAATTGAGAACGGCGATGATATTGGCTGGAGTATAAATGAACTTATGGAAGACGGAATCATGTGGCTTGATTTCGACAATAGACATACCGTACTGGATGACGGTCTGGAATGTTGTGTTATATCTGCTCTTTATCATGTTGAATCGCTACAAGCGGATTGCTTTTGAACGCCGGGATCCAAACAAATTTAGTTTTGAAACTTAATACGCGTAATTCGCAAATGCTTTTATGAAAGGAGGTAAGTGCTTTATGATTAACGGAAAGATGGTTAAAATCCTTGGAATCGTGGCGACCGTAGTCGGAATGGGTGCAACACTATTAACCGATTGGGTCAACGAGAAGAAGATGGATGAAAAAATCGATAAAAAAATCAACGAAGCTCTTGCTAACAGAGAAAAATGAAATTGAGTCCTAACAAGGACTCTTTTTCTTTCTTAGGAGAGGATGGTATGAATGATGAAGCTGTAACAACAATATTCAGGTATTTAGAAGAATGTCTTTTTGAGCCAACGAAAGACTGGCCAAAAGACGAATTCGAAAAACGAAGTTACGAAAGATGGGCGGCATATGAAATTGTGGAATCGCTCATGGATCATCCGTTCGCAACCGCTGATACGGTTATAAGCGAATTTATTATTAAGATGATTTGTTTTGCTAATTTAGCCAAAGAGCAACAAAAACGGCAGTTTATATTTGCCATAGATGTGGCAGAAACTATTCAATCTTTATTATTGTGATTATTTGAAAGGAGAAAAAAAAATCATGAAGGTATTAAGAAACAGAGAAGTAGAAGTTAAGAACATTCGGATTGGCGATCAGATGATCATTCCATTGTCCGAGTTCGGAGAATTTACCGCAACCGCGCAGAAAATCACAGACAAAGGAACGTTATTTTTGTTTGATGATTGTGTCGCAAGGAAACCTATGAATAAAAAACGTACTAACAAAGGTGGTTTTGAGAAAAGCGATCTTAAGAAATGGATTGATAATGTTTTATTGCCTGCATTCCCAGACTACTTGAGGAGCAGAATCGAAAACTTAACGATCCCCACATACGGACAGATATTTGGTCACGATGATTGGTACAACGATGTAATAGAACCAGACAATGACGAACAGTTCCCTCTTATGACTAAAAGAAAGAATCGCATTGCGGATTTTGAGAATAAGTACGAATGGTATTGGCTGCAAAATGCAACTAATAACGAACTGCAAGCGGCTTATTTCGCTAATGTGACCGGCGGTGGCTTTCCGAGCTACAACGACGCTTCGGGCTCTTATGGGGTTCGACCGGTATTCTTGTTGGTTGACCAAATCTCTGCCCCTTGTGGGCGATTTATTTATTTGAAAGGAGAAAAAAATCATGAAGGTATTAAGAAACAGAGAAGTAGAAGTTAAGAACATTCGGATTGGCGATCAGATAGTCATTTCATTGTCCGAGTTCGGAGAATTTACAGCAACCGCGCAGAAAATCACAGACAAAGGAACGTTATTTTTGTTTGATGATTGTGTCACAAGGAAACCTATGAATAAAAAACGGACTAACAAAGGTGGTTTTGAGAAAAGTGATCTTAAGAAATGGATTGATAATGTTTTATTGCCTGCATTCCCAGACTACTTAAGGAACAGAATTGAAAACTTAACGATCCCTACATATGGGCAGATATTTGGTCACGATGCTTTCTACAACGATGTAATAGAACCAGACAATGACGATCAGCTCCCTCTTATGACTAATAGAAAGAATCGCATCGCGGATGTTGAGAATGATTACGGATGGTATTGGCTGCAAAATGCGACTAAAAAAGAACTGTCTACGGATTATTTCGCTAATGTGGCCTACGATGGCGATGCTGACTGCGGTAGCGTGTCGACCCCTCGTGGGGTTCGTCCGGTATTCTTGTTGGTGACTAAATATCTGCCCCTTGTGGGCGGTTTATTTGAAAGGGGAAAAAATCATGAAAAAACCTAAATTATCAAGTATTTCTAAAGGGATCAGAGGCGCTATAACCAAACACAGCCCGGAGATACTTACGGGAATTGGTATAGCCGGAATGATTACAACAACAATCATGGCAGTTAGAGCCACTCCTAAAGCTCTTATTCTTATTGAAGAAAGAAAAGAAGAAATCGATGTGGATAAACTTACGCCAGTTGAATCAATTAAAACTACCTGGAAATGTTATATTCCTGCTGTTATAACCGGAGGTTTATCCATAATATGCCTGATTGGGGCAAGCTCCGTAAATGCTAGAAGAAATGCGGCTCTTGCTACAGCCTACACTCTTTCAGAATCAGCTCTCAAAGAGTACCAGGAAAAAGTCATAGAGACGATCGGTGAAAAAAAGGAGCAGACCGTGAGGGACGCAATCGCTAAGGATAAAATTGATAAAAATCCGGTTAGTAGTCGAGAAGTCATCATTACCGAAAAAGGTAATACTCTCTGTTATGATGCGATTTCAGGTCGATATTTCAAATCTGATATAGATAAAATAAAAAAGGCTGAGAACGAGCTTAATCGACGAATGAGAGACGAAATGTATATTTCACTTAACGAGTTCTATTACGAAATCGGACTTAATCCTATAAAGATTGGCGACGATCTTGGATGGAATATCGATCACGGTTATATTGAATTAAATTTTAGTTCACAGTTAACGGACGATGGAAATCCATGCCTTGTTATCGATTATCAACTTGCTCCTAGATATAAGTATAACAGGTAATGTTGGTACGCGAAAAAAACAAAGTCTTTAATGGAAAGAAGTAAATTAAATTTTATATTATGAAAGGAGAAATGACGATGGATAACAACAAAATCATGGTAAACGAAGAGGTTATGGAGGCAACGGAGATCGCTACTTCTGGAGCTGGTAAAGGCTTTAAGATCGTTAAGATTGCAGCGTTGACCGCATTAGGAAGCGTAATTGCTTATAGGTATGTGGTTAAACCGATCGTGGCTAAAATTAAAGCCAAAAAAGCTCAGAATGAGTTCGAGGAATTCGACGAAAACAACTAAATAGGGAATAGACTTCTTTAAGGGAAAGTGCCTTTAACAAGGTACTTTCTCTTTTCCTTTTTCTTTTGTCAGGAAAGGAGGAAAAATATGAACAAATATTCATATGATGGACCTGTTATGGAATTTGACAGATGTATAGCCAATCGATGGAAAGCTTCTACATACGCTGTATCCGAAAAAAAAGCTAGAAGCAATCTTACTTATCAATACAAGAAAAAAAATAATAAACTACCTAACACTAAGATAACTCTACCAGGAAAGATTATTTTAATTCAATGAAAGGAGAACCAGAATGGACGAGTATAAGCCAAACTCTCATAAATCAAAAGAAGAACGGATACCGGAGAGGAAAGTAGAAAAAGTCGTTTCCGGGATTGTAAAACCTAAGAAAAAAGGCGGTATTCAAAAGCTTGCGGATATCTTCATATCAGAAGATATTAGCAACGTAAAATCTTATATTCTACTGGATGTTCTTATTCCGGCAATCAAGAAAGCAATTTTTGATATTGTTACAAATGGAATCGATATGATTCTATATGGAGAAACGGGCAGAACGAGAAACAAATCTTCAATCGCTTCAAAAGTTTCATATCAACGATACTACGATAGAACAGACGAACAAAAACGTGATTATAGAACTTTGTCTTTAAGAAATGCGTTTGATTACGATGAACTTATTTTTCCAACCCGTGGAGATGCCGAAGCAGTTCTCGATGCTATGAATGAAATAATTTCACAATATGGCGTCGTTAGTGTCATGGATCTTTATGATTTAGCCAACGTGTCTACGGACAACTATACCGCCAATAAATATGGTTGGACTAATATTAGCGGTTGTAAACCAATTCGGGTAAGAGACGGATATGTTCTGAATTTGCCAAAGGCACTACCTATAAATTAGGAGGGCTTTTATATGAATGGATATTTAACATCATACGGTTATATGGGACTTGTATTCGGACGTTGGATATTATTTGCAACAGAATCTGAGTATTACGAATACTTGAAGGAGGATTGATAAAGTGACACGAGCTGAAACTTTGGATAAGGCCAAGCAGTGTGTATGCGGACAGCGTGAAAACGAATATGGTTCGCCTGAAGATAACTTTCTGACCATAGCAAAACTGTGGTCGGCATATAAGAATGTAGATTTTTCAGCTACCGATGTGGCTATGATGATGGCTCTACTTAAAATTGCCAGAATTCGTACGGGAACAGCGACTGAAGACAGTTTTGTTGATTTAGCCGGATATGCCGCGTGTGGAGCTGAAATAGCGTCAACAAAAAAGGAGGAAAAATATGAACAAATATTCATATAATAAACTTCCTATCGTATCAATACTAAATATGAAAAGGAGAATGTTTAATTATGAAAAAAGAACTTGTTAAAACCGTAAGCTCTTCTTTTAATAAAATGAGATTTCAACTTAAAAAGCATAGTCCTGAAATTCTTATGGTGGCCGGTATTGTCGGTACCGTTGTGAGTGCTGTTATTGCTTGCAAGGCTACTACTAAAGTGAGCAATATTTTAGAAAAGGCTAAAGAAGATATCGACTCTATTCATGATTGTGCAGCCAATGAGAAGTTTGTAGAGGAATACACTCCCGAAGATGCTAAAAAAGATTTGGCTATCGTTTATATTCAGACGGGACTTAAACTTGCTAAGCTTTATGCCCCGGCAGTAGCTCTTGGAACATTGTCTATTGCCAGCATCCTTGCATCCAACAATATTCTTCGTAAGCGTAATGTAGCTCTTGCCGCAGCCTATGCTACAGTTGACAAAACTTTCAAAGAATACCGCAATCGTGTTATCGAACGTTTTGGAGAGCAGGTTGATAAGGAACTTCGTTACAATATCAAGGCTAAAAAGATTGAGAAGACCATTGTCGGAGAAGACGGAAAAGAAAAGAAAGTAAAAGAAACTATTCAGGTTGCTGAAATTCCCGGTTACAGCGATTATGCAAAATTCTTTGATTCCAGTTCTCCTGCATGGGAAAAAAATGCAGAGTATAATCTAATGTTTCTTAAAGCGGAACAGAATTATGCCAATGATCGGCTCAAAGCAAGGGGTTATTTGTTCTTGAATGAAGTGTACGAACGTCTTGGTATTCCTCCTACAAAGGCCGGTCAAATCGTCGGATGGGTTTACGATCCTGATAACCCGAATCATAACGGCGATAATTATGTAGACTTCGGGATTTATAATCTTCACAAGGAAAAGACTCGTGATTTTGTGAATGGTTATGAAGAAGTGTTTCTTCTTGATTTCAACGTGGACGGGCCTATTCTCGACCGGATTTTAGAAGAAATATAAAAATATTGACTACCCTTTGATCGCTTTAAATGGTCGGAGGGTAGTCTTCTTTATTTAACAAGAGGGAGGACATATAATGCGCAAACCATCCAAAATAATAACGCTCGTTTTGACCATTATGGTTATATTTACTGCTTGTTGTAGCCCGACTGTTAATGATACAAATTCACAAACTACTACAAACGTAAGTTATCATGTTGAAGAGTCAATTATTGAAACGGAACCGATTATTGAAACAGAACCGATTGTTGAAACGGAACCATTTACTGACGAAGAAGTGGAGGCTATAGCTAAAACATTAGCCGGAGAATGTTATGACGACAAGCTAGATGATAAACGCCTTGTTGTAGAAGTGATTCTTAATCGGGTATCCGATGGTCGATTTGGAGAAAGTGTTATTGAGGTAGTTTCGGCAGAAGGTCAATTTAACGGATATTGGAAACAAAGTCGTCCGGTAAGCGATAGTGACATCAAGATTGCAAAAGAAACTCTACGTGAATGGTATGAAAATGATTGTAAAAAATTATCGGAATATTTATATTTCTGCGCCGGACCGAATAGAGAAAACGTGTTCAGAACTCAATATTAAATGAAAGGGGAAAAATCATGAATAATAAGATCACAAGTTTTATGATGTTTATTTTTGGGGCTGCCGTTGGCTCGGTTGTAACGAAGATGGCAGTATACAAAAAATACGAGCAAATTGCTCAAGAAGAGATCAATTCTGTAAAAGAAACTTTCTCTAAGCTGAAAGTAAAAAACAAAGATAATGAATCTGAGGAAAACAATAATGTCAGAACTATCGTAGAAATCGTAGAAAGAGCAAAAGATAAACCAAGTATTGTGGAATATGCGGCGAAACTTCATAAGCAAGGTTACACCAATTATTCCAATACCGATAGTCTTTCTGAAGATTCAAATGTTTCTGAAGAGAAGGTGGTATATAATGGTAAACCTTATGTTATTTCTCCAGATGAATTTGGAGAGTTTGATGATTATGAAACAATAAGCCTTACTTATTATGCCGATCAGGTTCTTGCCGATGAAGACGATGAACTTGTAGAGGATATCGAAGAAACGGTCGGATTCGAATCACTTAACGCTTTTGGAGAGTACGAGGATGATTCCGTTTTTGTTAGAAACGACCGGCTTAAATGCGACTACGAAATTCTGCTTGACCAGAGAAAGTATTCGGACGTAATAAAAAGAAGGCCGCATGAGGTGGGGGATTAAATGACTAGGAACGAGCTGAACAACAAATATTTTGAATGGATGTACCAGCTCGTATGCAATAACCGGAGGCCATCCTATCGTAAGCTTTTGTCCTATCTGCATAATGTAGAATTTATTTATATTATCGAAATGGACGGTAACAGAGCAGAAGATGGGATAGACCTCCGGTATCGTTTTGGATATGAGCAAGGGTATGATAACCAAACGATTTCTACGCTCCTCGACAATCGACCTTGTAGTATTTTGGAAATGTTAATAGCTCTCGCTATTCGTTGTGAAGAACATATTATGGATGACCCGGATATTGGTAACAGAACAGGACAATGGTTCTGGAACATGATTATCAATCTTGGTTTGGGTTCCATGTATGACTCTATGTTTGACGAGAATTATGTTGAAGATGTTGTTTCGCGATTCCTTGATAGAAAGTATAAACGGAATGGCGAGGGTGGATTATTTACGGTCGAACATTGTAAAAGTGATCTACGAACTGTGGAAATCTGGTATCAAATGTGTTGGTATTTAGACGAGGTTTTGGAAAATGAGAGGCGATAATGAAATGAATCACAATGATATTTATAAATTGTTTGAATTATATTTTGAATTATATGCCGGGGATAATGTAGCCGCCTGGTTTCAAAACGGTAAAAACAGCATTCGAATTAGACAAACCAACGGACAAGAATTTATATTTACTTACAACTCTCCAAAAGATTGGAGATTTGAAACCATTCAAAGCTATATTAACAATTCAATGAAAGGAGGAAAAAACAAATGATGGAAATGATTAGTTATATTTTCGGAAGTCTAAAAACATCCGAAAATTCAATAAAAAATATTAAAACAATACTTAGGAACCAGGCAAGGATTAATCGAACGTTTACACGATTTGCTTTTATCGTGGCTGCTTATGCAATAGCCTTAGAAGTCCATACTTATAAACAAAATAAAAAATCCAAAACCTCGATAATGAAATAAAGGAGCTTAAACGCATGATATGGCCTTACATCAGCAAATTTTGATAATCAATTCCGAGACACTCGCAATAAGGATAATATTGTAGCAAAACGCGGGGCCTTATTTATGATCAATCTCAAAAAGGAGAATAAAATGCGATGCTCGACTTTCTTATGATTTCAACACGTAGCACAAAGCGTGGTGTAATAGAAATCTATCCAAAGTTTATCATTAAAAAAAGCTCAGATCTCATGATTCGAGGC